TATTTATTTGGTGGTAGTGATGGTATGATGAATGATATGATAGAGTTACAATGGCAGAAGTAGAATTACCTGGTGGTATCAAATTTAAAGGCGGCAAGATATTTGTCATACTTACAGCGTTAACTACAGCTGGAGGTGCTTTGTGGGGTGGCTTTGAATTTTACAAAGACTACCTAACCATGAAAGAACAGATACAAGAATATGTAGCACCAGATCTATCTGGCTTTGATAAAGAGATAGCTCTTACAAAAGAAGAGATGAAAAGCAAAACAGATCTTATACAAACTGAAGTAGAGATGATTATGCAAGAAATGGAGATGATTATGTCAGAAATTAGACTAGTGTCTGATGTGGCGAATGAGCTTAAAAATGACCTACGACAGGATGTGAGACGTGTAGAAAAAATAGTGAATGATGTAGAACAATTAGTTAAAGAAGATTCGAGAGAAACCAACCAGGAGTTAAGACAAACCACGAAGGACATTCAGGAAGACATGGAATTATTAACGGGTAAGTTGGAGCAAGCCATGACTGAGCTAGAAAAAAAGATAGAAAAAAGAATAAAACTTGCATTAGAAAACCCTTTATCACAAATGTAAGTATGGCCAAAACGCCTTCTAACGAATACTTTACACCTGTCAAAAAAAGGACTAGTATAGGTAGATCTTCACGCAGTAGGCCGAAGAATAAAAACAAAAGAAGACAGTTTGTCAAATACAGGGGGCAAGGATGACCAAATTATGTCCAAGAGGTAAAGCCGCAGCAAAGCGTAAATTTAAAGTATACCCAAGCGCCTATGCAAACGCTTATGCCTCAAAAATATGTGCAGGAAAAATTAAAGATCCAAGCGGTAAAAAAAGAAAGGATTTTAGAGGACCTAAACCATCAGGTAAAGCTATGGGCGGTGTTATAGATTTCAACAAACTATCACAAGGTAGAAAAGCTGTATCATTTGCAAACAAAGGTAAAATGATGAATAAAAAAATTGCAGCAGCTTGTGGCGCTGTAAAAGAAGACAGAAGAAAAAATACTAAATTTGTTTAATGGCCAAAAGTGGACTTAAAAAATGGTTTAGCCAGAAATGGGTAGACATTGGTTCAAAGAAAAAGGGTGGTGGACACAAACCCTGTGGAAGAAAATCAGCTAGTGGCAGTAAACGTAAATATCCAAAATGTGTTCCTGCTGCAAAAGCTGCACGAATGACAGAAAGTCAAAAACGATCAGCTGTTTCAAGAAAAAGATCAAAAGCTCAAGGGGTAGGTGGAAAACCAACAAATGTCGCAACATTTACAAGAAGAAATAAAAAAAGACGTACGTAAGTGGTCTGAACATTTTTTAGAAATACCTAATAAACATTTAGGTGGATTTCCTGCATGTCCTTTTGCAAAAAAAACATGGAAAGATGATAAAGTATTAATTCACGTTAAAAGAAAACATAAGTGGTATAAAAACGAATTAAATGGGTATTTAAAACAACTAGATTTAGAGGTGCACGAAATATTGATATTTTGTGATCCTTACTTTAATTATTCTTTAGAAGAGTTTCAGGAAATAATAGATGACTACAATAGTTGGTATAATAAAAAAGATATATTTTTTATGGGTTTTCATCCCCTCAATCCAGCAAACGAGGAGGAGCAAGAGTTTCTTGTCACTCCAAATGGGGACGCCCCTACTGTAACTAGTGATCTAGCCTACTCAATGATGCTTGCACAAAAGTTCTCGCAATTACAGGAAGCTTCTGATAAACTACACAGAATTGGTTACTATAAGAAGTGGCCAAAGGGATACTATCAAGACGTTGTGGTATCTAGGGCTAAAACTTATAAACGAATATTCGGAGGCTAATATGATGAAGAAAAACGTAGTAAAAGCCAGAGGCGGAAAGATGATGGAAGTCACTAAAGCTAGAGGTGGTAAAATGGTCGAAATGGCTAAAAAAGGCAAAATGATGAAAGGCAAAAAAAAGAAAGCTAAGAAGAAAAAAGGTAAGAAGAGAGGCTAATGCCAACTTACGCTTCAACAGCTAGCTTTGATTTGACAATTGATCAAATCTGTCAAGAAGCTTATGAACGTTGTGGTTTGCAAATTCGTTCTGGTAATGACTTGCAAACTGCAAAACGTTCTCTTAACCTTATGCTTGCAGAATGGGCAAACAGAGGTATCAATCTTTGGACAGTTAAAAAACAAGAAAAAACATTAGCTGCAAACACAACAAGTTTAACAGGCGCAAATTTATTCGGCGCAGGTGCAGATGCACCAGAACAAATAGTAGATATCACGGACGTAATTATAAGAGATTCAAGCAATAATGATTATTCCACAACTGCTATAGGAAGAGCACAATACTGGAACTATACAGTTAAAACGACCAGCGGAAGACCAACTCAATACTATTTTGAACGTACGATAAACCCAACACTATATCTATATCCTGCAGCAAATGAAGCGTACACTCTAATATATTATGCTCTTGTTCGGATGGCTGATTCGGGGGATTACACAAATAATTCTGAGATTCCTTTTCGTTTTCTTCCATGTCTTGTAGCGGGTTTAGCATATTACATATCTATGAAAAAAGCGCCAGAAAGAATGCAAGCTTTAAAACTTTTATACGAAGATGAGTTTAAAAGAGCTGCTGATGAAGATGGAGAAAGAACAAGTGTTTATCTTACACCGCAAAATTATTTTACAACTGGTGGTGGTTATTAATGCCGAGATACGCAACAGGAAAGTTTGCTAAAAGAATTTCTGATAGATCAGGAATGGCTTTTCCATACAATGAGATGGTAAAAGAATGGAATGGGTCAACAGTGCACATTAGTGAATTTGAGCCAAAACATCCTCAGTTAGATCCAAAGTATCACCCTACAGATTCACAATCATTGCAAAATGCAAAACCACAAACTGTACCTGCCACTGTTTTTTTAGGTATAAATATGATTGCAGGTAATATTTTTAATTCAGTAGGTATGCAACCAACTAATGACAATAAAGAAGTAAAAATGAATGCTTACGTAGGCACGGCACAGGTAGTAATATCATGACAACTTTTACAGAATTACAAACACAAATTAGAGACTATACAGAAGCTACTTCAGATGTACTTACGGATGTTATCGTTAATGATTTTATTGAACACGCAGAGGATAGAATTTTTAGAGAATGTGATCTTGATGTATTTAGATCATATCAAACAGCCTCATTGACAGTGGGCAACCCTTTTGTCGCTGTTCCTGGCATAAATATAACTCAAGATGCTTTTGCTAGATCTGTGCAGATCTACACATCTGGAGGTACTCCTACAAGAGAGTATCTAATACAAAAAGACGTAACATTTATGAACGAATATTGGCCAAATAGAGACAGCACTGGTAAACCAAAGTATTACGCAAATTGGGATCAAGATAGGTTATATCTTGCGCCTACTCCAAATTCAGCTTATAAGATTGAATTAGCTTTGAATAAGCAACCTACGGGTTTGTCTTCAACTACCACTACAACATGGTTGAGTACAAATGCGCCAAAAGTCTTACTTTATGCTTGTCTTGTAGAAGCATTTAGATTTCTTAAAGGTCCCGATAATATGTTGCAATATTATGAACAAGGCTACCAACAAGCATTACAAGGCTTGCAAATTGAACAACAAGGCAGAAGAAGACGTGATGAACACTATGATGGTATATTGCGTTTTCCTCTAGACTCGAAACAACCATAAGGAGAAAAACATGGCAATATCATCAGCTATATGCAACACTTTCAAAGGTGAACTGTTGGAAGGTAAGCATAATTTTGCGTCAGGTGGTGGTCATACATTCAAGATTGCTTTGTACACGTCATCTGCAAATCTTGGTGCATCTACTACCGCATACAGTACGTCAAACGAAATATCAAACACATCAGGAACTGCATACACTGCAGGAGGTGCAACTTTAACTAGAAACGGAGTAACAAGCTCATCAGGATCTTCAGTAGCATTTGTCGATTTTCAAGATGCTCAATTTACTTCTGCTAGTTTTACAGCTAATGGAGCGTTGATTTACAACACTACGACTGCTGGAGGATCAGGCACAACTAATGCTGTTTGTGTATTAGCGTTTGGTGGAGACTTTACTGCTTCAAACGGAACGTTTACTATACAGTTTCCAACTGCTGACACTTCGAACGCTATTATAAGAATTTCGTAGGAGGCTCTTATGGCTTTGATCATAAACGATCGTGTCAAGGAGACAACGACAACAACTGGCACAGGAGCTGTCACTCTTGCTG